TCCCCATCCACTGATGGCATTTTCCAACCCCAACTACCCCTGCACTCTCAACAACCTTCCGAATATTCTCATCCAGTTCGCAATCCTTCATGTACCTCCTACCGCTCCGAATATTACCCTTTCCTCCCAAAGTCATCCTGTAGTCCGCAATGGTTGTCCGACTTATGCCCAAATGATAAGCAAGTCTTGATACGTTGCCAAACTTTTCTATTTCCTTTTCGAGATCCGTGAGCGTGGAGTAGAGGGTTTTTAGTCTGTTTGTTTTTGTGTTTTTCAATGTCGGCCTCCTCTGTTTTAGAATATAATCAAGAAGTATGGGAAGCCCGATAAGTAAGGGTTTCCCTTCTTCTTTGTGTATAATTTAGAACAATTCTAAAAAGGAATTTCCGAGTCTATACTGACCTCTGTTCCATACGAAGGATTTCCGCTTGTTGCGTTGTTATTTCCTTGTTCTGCATTCTTAGGACTCAAAAATTCAACTTCGTCAGCAATCACATCGCTAGAATACTTCTTATTTCCATCTTTGTCGGTGTACGAGCTAACTTGGAGCGATCCACTTACTGCGGCCTTATTTCCTTTCGCCAATGCGTTTGCACATAGCTCCGCGAGTTGCTTAAAGCACTTTATTTGGATAAAATCGGTTTCCTTTTCACCTTGGGAGTTTTTAAATCTCCGACCAACCGCTAATGTAAATGTCGCAATTGCGGTCCCTGAAGTTGCATAGCGTAATTCACAATCTCTTACTAAATTTCCTATTAATGTAATTTTATTCATACTATCTTCCTCCTAAAATTTGATCTAACCTCGCCTGAATATCTTCCTCAACCTGCCTTATCCCCTGTTGTTTAATTGCCCCAATGTAATAAGCAACGTGTAACCACATCTGGTCAGGTGTTTCAGTCCTTACGTACTCAGAATTCCACTCCGGTTCCTGTTCAGCCAATCCTCCGAGATCATCCTTAGTTTCTTCAGGATGGTTTTTTGTAACATACTGACATATTTCCGATTCCCTGCATGTTCCACAAAAAGTATTCTCATTATTCTCATACGTTCCGAAGCAATGATAAGTAACTTCGCACTCCTTATTGAGTTCTTCCGTTTCCACCCCCTTATCGCCTCCTTCCCTAACAATCCCACCCTCATCCGCTTTACTCTCCTCTAATGATGCTTCTGTGCCCTCTGCTAGCCTATTTATCACCTCCCTCACCTGTTTAACCCCTGCGAAGTCCAACAACTTCTGGCAGGTCGGACATGGTATAGGATCAACCTCATCCGAGCAGACTAGGTATAGCTCGGCACCTTGCAATAATTTTTTACGAGCGTTAATTAAGGCCATAGCCTCGGCATGCACCGACCCACAATCCGCATAGTCACCTGTGTTATGATCGACATCAATCCTAGCGCACGTAGTACAAGCTTCTAGGCTTTCATTACGACCTGTCGCTATAATCCTACCATCCGATACGATTACACAGGCGTATTGACGTTTTAAGCAATTACTAAGAGGTAGGAGGGTTCTTGATATGTCGAAGTAGTTCATCTCGCCACCTTACCCCTCATCTCGCTCCGTCTTTCCTCTGACCACTTATTAGTTCTTCCGGCATAAGCATCCATGAACCCCATAACGTCCGGTTTAACTCCTGCCCTTACAGCTTGTTTTCCTGCTTTGAGAAAGTTGACAAGAAACTCACTCATTGCGTCAATTTGCTCAGGTTTCAACACGTCCCTATAATTCACTCCGGTAAGATATGTTCCATTCGCTAGGTTTCCGATGTTGGCCGGGAGATTATTCCTGTACCTCCAACACGCTATGGTGTTTGGTTTTATTCCGACAGCTTTTCCAATTTTGGTATCGTTTTTTCCGGAGTTGTAGAGCTGCAATATTTTTTGTTCGTTTAATTTTAGCTTTCGCATTTTGGTTCCCCCTTATCTCCCATCAGTTTTCTTCAACACGCCGACCAACCGGGCTATGTCCTTCATGATCTCCTCGAATTCCTTATCCTTCACGATTTACCACCCCTTACCATAAAATCATCAAACAAGTATCAAATTTCCTCGCAATAATGCAATCCACTATGTCCTCATTTTCAAGGTCTGTCATTGTAAGTATTACCGTCAATTCCAGAGCATCGCTATCTTTTGTCATATTGTCGGTCAATGATTCTAGTATCTCGAACTGTCTATCTGTGATTAATCCGCCTATATTCATTTCAAAGATTGTTGCCTGGAATCTAGTTATCGCTTCAGCAATCGGCAACAACAATTCCCCCTTATAGATTAGCCACGTCTAATACCTGCATTTTTGGCTTGTCGAACTTAACAGGAATCATGACTTCTCCTTGCCCGTCCCTATTCTTATCAAGATATACCCAATAATCAGGAGGGATTCTGTACCCCTTACTAAGTGCCTCAACCTTCTCATCTTCCGACATCGGCAAAAGTTTAATGAGTATGTCGCACTCATTACGCATCTTCTTTGCAACTTGCAAGCTTCCGTCTTCATTCAACTGGGCCAAAACTATTATTGCTATTCCTAATTCTGATGCAATCGTTTTTAGGGTTTTACATATCAGGAAAAACTCCTGCCACTCGGTTGCGTCCTTGTCTGTCCTATCCATTCGCCCGATGTAGTCCACGAATGCCATCTTTATCCCTTTTTGCACATGTAGCTTACGGATCATACTTACCAATTTTGCTATATTCAGAGATGGGCACGGATAATGGTAAAATGGTGCTTCCTCGATAACTTCCATATGAGAAAAAATACTTAACTTTTGTAACTCAGTTATTTCGCCAAACTTAACTAGATCAGCCTCAACGCCAGAAAGCATAGAGGCGAAACGGAGTATAACCTGCTGCTTACTCATTTCAGAATTAGCGTATAAGGTCCCGGCTTCATGAAAGAAACAACCACTAGATATAAAGTTTTGAGCAAATGCGGTTTTCCCCTTGCCACTCTCGGCAGCAACTATGGCGAAATCTCCGCCCTTCCATCCACCCGTTAAGCGGTTCAATTTTCCTATGCCTGTACTTATACCTAAAAGCTCTCCCTTGTGACTCATACGGTACTCTATGGTATCCCTGCCTATTCTAACGAGGTCCTTACCAGTGTCTATCTGCTCAGTATTATTTGTGATTAGTTCGGCAATGTCTCTTCCTGCGTTTTGAATAAGCTTGTCCACGTCAATAACTGGTTCCTTGATTTCTTCAGCTAGTTTCTTTAGTGTCATTCTCAGACTCCGAAGCCTGGCCTTGTCTTTTACGTTTTTAAACCAATAAGGAAGGGATACGGTCGAGACATGGAATCCGATGGTCTGCTTGGCGTATTCCCGATCATCGACGCTTGATAAGGTTCCTCTCTTAACTCCCTCCTTGAGCATCTCCAAGTAAGTCGGTTTAACTGCTTTTATAAGCAGTCCATTTAGTATGTCGTACATTGCTTGATGTCGTGGTTCGTAGAAATCGTTAGTTTGCATTGTGGCACATGTTTCGATCATGGATTCCTCACTCGCTAACATGGCGGCAATAATACATCTCTCGCTGTCTACGTCATAGTATTGGTTCATTTCATCACCACGCTTTCAATGGTCCGTCATCATTTTGCTTTACCATGTCAGCTTGATAGTTTTTATCCAAGTAATCTATATACCCACTATTAAAAAATGTACTCCCCATTTGCAGATACCTTTTTTCTTCTCCGCTCTTAGCTTTTGTGTACCTGTCAATAGCCCTAGTCATTTCTTCAATACCGATCTTGTGCAGCTTTTCCTTTTGAGATTTACTAACTCCACCCTTGCCCTCTTTTCTCGGATACGGTTTCCATAGTAATTCAAAGAAATCGACAAGATACTGATTGATATTCTCCTTGGATTGATATACTACTTGTGCTGTGTTGTCTTGACTACATAGCCCCTGTGTTGTCTCAGCTACATAGCCTATGTTGTCTGCGCTCACAGCCTTATCGAAGAACAGATTTTCAATGTTATGAGTGAATCTAAAATACAACGTATTATCCTTACTCTGGAATGTTTCAATCAGACTTAGTGACTTGAATTTCTTAATTCGATCACCTATTGAATGCTTATCCTTAAATCCCAGTAAGGGCATTTGCTCAAGCATATGATTGTAGTTGATCCAGATGTATTCCTTGCCATCAAGCGTCAATGTTTTCTTTTTAGTAGTAAATATCCAGTCTTTCAGATAGTCCAATATGGCCCAATCTATCAAGTCTGTCTTTTTATCTAATCCTAACTTTGTAATGGCGTACTGATTAATTACTATGGTGTACTTCAATTATAAACACCCTCTTCAGTAAAACGGGGCAGCCGTAACCACCCCTTATTGCTTCTACTCAGTAACGATAACCCTTCCGGCCTCAATTAATCCGGCAAGCGCAACATCGAAATACTGTTTAATATTCTGTCGTGCAGCCATCTTCCATGCTCCACCGTCTGCCTCAAATAGCGCGGCCTCTGGTCCTTTTCTTAAACGAAGTAAGAACTCTCCTTCAGGTTGAGGAACTTCGATAAACGTCCGATAAGGTGCCAACTTCACAATCGTAGGCATTTCCATCTTAGCAAGTGATCGAACCCCGGTATTAACGGTTACGGTCTGCGACATGCCATCATCAACGCTGGTTTTTATCGCATCCTCGACAACTTGCCCAAGCACTTTAATAAGTTCGTCCCGTGTCCCGTTTTGCACAAATGCACTTTTTAGCAATATATTCATGGACTCAAGGTCGATATAACTGTCAAGTGTGATCCTCGGCAATTCAGCCGTTGCGGTATAAAGATTAAAGCGGTCAAGGTGTCCGCGAAGAGTTGTATGGACATTTACCTTAGTTGGGCTGTCAACGTGGACGATAAGGTCATTCAGGTAGTCGTGAGAGTGTTCCTTGAGTATTAACTCAACAAGGCTTGCGAGGGTTTTGGTGGAGAAAACGCTTGGCTCATCTTCGGGAAGTTGAAAAAGTTTGTCGTTTGTAAAACTGAACCCATTGTGAGGGACGACTTGAATATCACGGAAACTATTAATATATCTTAAAGCTGCTTCAATCATTTATTTAACACTCCCAAATTTTAATACTTTCGATTCCTGGGCTTCAGGTTGACCGTCTTCCGGTTCATCGAAGATGCGGACTTGGTTCGGATCATCGCGAACAATCTCCGTGGCGACAGGAATTCCGTCTTTATCTGTGCCCAAAAAGAACCTTGTTGCAATCGGCGTGACGGGTGCAAGGGTTGGCTTGAGCTTCCCACCCAATAAATTCACGGTTCTCATCAGGTTTAAAGGTTAACGTCAGGGTGATTTTACGGGCCTTGGTGGCATCGGTATTCGGGTCGAGGATATTGGAGCCGATCTTTACGAATTCAGTATTAAATTGCTCGATTAATGCACCCTTTGCCATTTCAAGAACGCTTTTTTCTATAGTTTTTGACAATTTCCTCACTCCTTATTTTTTATTATTTAGATTGCTTTAATTAAGGTGGCAAGGACTCCTTATGTTCCCCAATTGCTCGTTTTCACCTCGTTCCTTCCTATATTAATATTATACCATTTCTGAGCCTTAAGCACAATAGGCACGCGAATACCTTAAGGGCTTATTGCGTATACTACGTCTAATATGGTATATTTGTATAAAAGGAGTTGACGATATGGAAAAGGATTCAAAGCGTATAGGGATAATCTTTTCTAAGGAAATATTGGATATGGTAGATGATTACAGAAAGGGTGTTCCAGGGATACCGGATCGGACTAACACGATAAGGGAAATGATCAAGTTGGGATATGAGGCTCATAAGAATAAGGAGAAGGAAAGCAAGGGATAATAAGCCCTTGCTTATTTTTTACCCCTGTTTTATCAGTTCCTTTTCAGCCTCAGCTATAAGCCCGCCCAAATACTCTGCATTAGCCTTAACGTTAGCCGTTTGTAATTCCTCCGCCCCTTCCCACCAATCGTCAAAGGAGTTATTTTCCTCAAGTTGTCGTTTATAGGTCTTAATTCTATCCTCATACTTCGTTTTCTCATCGAATATTCCGCAACAATTACATTTTACGCATATTTCACCGTAGGAATCTTGGATATTTACGCAATCATTACTGACCGAGAAGTCGATATGGTTGGCCATTGCTTACCTCCCTTAGTAGTTAAAAATGCACTTTATTATTAGGCATCTATTTTCTTGCACGGCCTACTCGATTATCCATTTTCCGTTGATCATTTCAAGGTTGAGGTCCCATTGGTTAAATTTAAGGAAACCGTCAATAGTATGACAAACGGGATGTATCTTCTTACCGCTATTTACTGCGGTCATAAAATCGACTTCCTCGCGAACTAGTTCCCAATCATCATTAGCCTTTGGTAATGGATAAGAATAAGTATTACCCTCAGCTTTTAGTTGCCCGTCTTTATCAACTAAGACAATGGTATTATCTTTCACTCTCTTGAACTTAGCGTTAGGATTTCCTAATGCAATCTTGAATACTTCCCATGTCTTTAATATCACCCATCAACACCATCCTTAACACTCTTCGCTAAAATATCAGCAGCGCATGCCCTGCAAACGACTGACCCATGCCACGCCACAACCTTATCGTCTGATCCGCAAAACATGCAGCCTAACAAGTGCTTCTGGATACGTAATCCTTTTCCGTCAGCCAACATTTCCAGGGGTGTAGTTGGCTCGTATCCCATAGAAATTCTAAGCGATTTAGGGACTGTAATCCTTCCAAAAGAGTCCATTGTTAATGAGATACCTATTGGTTTCATTGATTTACCTCCGGCTTGCATTCACCACACTTCTTACAAGGATGTGCCTTTAACACAATTGGAAATAGCTCGGTTATCACATGCCACATGTCCAATGCCATGCGATAATGCTCGTCTTGAACGTGATTTTTGCAGAGTCGCTTTTGAAAGTATTCAAACCATATTCGGATATTTCCAGCCATAAAGAAGGAGGTTTCAATGCCAAGCGGAAGAACATATGATGAATCTTCGAGTGTTTCGTCTGCTTCGTTAAAGCGGTCATATATATGCATCGTTCTCCCTAACTCTCGCTTCATAGCGTTGGGGCTTTTTGAAGTTTCGGGGACAATGCATTTAGCCTCACTCATATCAATACTTCTGGTTGACCTCTCCATCGTACTAAACAATCTACTCCGCAATACCTGCAACCTCGCCTTAACTGATACCCCTTCAATCAACAGGCACACCCACCCAAACTCAAGAACGCTCGCATGGGGCACAGGCTTGGCCTCTAACGCCTTATCCAGTGTAGCCGGTGTACATTCCTTACCCCTGCATATTCCAAGGGCTTGTAGCATCGTATTTACCCCGTTAGCGTTATGATCAATTAATGTTACTCTCATAAACAAACCTTCCTTCTCTCGATAGCCTTATCTCTGGCCTTCATCACACCTATGATGATTTCGTGCCTATTCTGCAATGGTTCAGTTGCAGCACTTTCCTGTTCCCATCCGTAAATATTTACTCGCTTCTGAAATGCTCGATACGGGATGCCGTTTTTCTTTGCTAATTTTCTCCACTTTATATCTGTTGTTTTTCCCTTTTGAGGTGGTTCGGTTATCGCTCTCTCCATATCCCATGCAAGGTTACGTACTCGATACTCAAGAGTTGCTTTTTTGATGCCGTTTTTCTCTGCTTCTTGGTAATTGTCGGGAGAGATATAATATTGATAAGCCATGCCTACCTCCGATATTTAGGCGGTATCTTCGCCAATTCCGATTCCTTCAAGCCCTTCTGCCATGCGAAAATGTCCTTATTAGGTGGTAAATCCAGCTCATTTCGCTCTTTCCATATCTTAGACTTGCCACAGCCGATTATTTTTCCAACTTCTATGTCTGTTAGGCCGGACATGTAGAGTTCTGAGAATAGGATGGGGTCTATTTCTGTTGCTGTGCTTTGCATTTTATCCTCCTTTTGGTGGGCAGTGGTTAGCTGCCCTTTATTTTTACTGCGCTGCCTTCGATGCCTTTAGTTCGAGGTATAATTTATCAACAGATGGCTTGTCCCAATCCTTGATACTGTCAATACCTGCCGCTTTGTGAACTTCTTCTTCAGATATGCCAAGTTTCGCAATTTCACCCCAAAACGCTTGCCAATTTATTTTAGGTCCATCATTAGGTGCTTTATCTGCGCCTGTTTCTAGCCACGCTAAGAAGTTCTTGCCCGTATCTACCCCAGGACGGAATACTAACCCGTCTACGAGTGATGTACGGTCCTTGGACGACGTTGCATTGTGGTCCTGATCTACGTCAATGAACACTGTAAACTCGTATTCCATGCCATCGCGCTGTATCGGGTTCATGCCTATCTTTTTTACAACAGTTTTTCCGGTAGGATCTTTTTCCTGAACGTGTTCCATCTTCGCCCTAAGAGTTGCGACAACGTGACACTTGCTTGTCAGGATAGATTCAACAAGTCGATTGTGCATTGGGGTTATATCTCTCCACGCTGTCCATGAGTTAACACCAGGTCTGCCGGATTTCTCTATTTGACCCTTCTTGTCAAGTAAACCACCCTCCCCAGCCCACGCATGAGTCAGGCTGTCAATGATTATTACCGAATCCCCTGCATCCTCGCACTCCTTGATGGCTGCAATGTATTTTTCAGGAGTATATGGCGTTGATATAGGGCAGACGTTGAATACTCCTATTTCGATACCATTGTGGCGGTAATCTGCGTATAGATCCGCGCTGTTGTTCTCCGTGTCAATAACGCTAATCTTGGACCAGTCCCCCGTAATTCCATAAGCCATTAAAAGAGAACTCATGCTTTTTCCGCTACCCGCCGGACCGCTAATACCTAGTCTTAATTTAGCTTTACTGCGTTGTGCTGTTCGTCTTGCCATTATTTACCCCTCCAATTTGATAGTGACATCTTCGGTTTCCTCGACAGTAATCGGCAACACCTCACCCGTACTCGTAAATATTGCCTTACCATCAACTATGGTTAATGCCTTTTTTAACTCCGTCTTAATAGGAGTTTTCACAACCTTGACAAACTCGCCCATACCATTATCAGACAGATATTTGACGAGCTTTTCCTCATCTCCATAGTCGTATTTCTTCCCCTTACGGAAGCTCACAAGGCCGTATGGTGTCCTGAATCTTGCCTTTGGGTCAATTACCCTCTGCGCTGTTGCGTACTCCCTTATAAGCCCTTCTAGGTATTGCTTGCTCTCTTGATAAGTAACGTCCTGCTTGGCAAACCATGCGTTGATTCGTTCGAGTTCGGAATTCGCTAGATTTACTTCTTCCAGACGTTTTTTGTCTAGTGAGGATAGTTTCCGTAATGCCCAATTGAGAGAGGATAAATCCGTGATACTGAACCGTTCTTTTGTTTCTCCGTCTGCGGTAGGTGTTAGGTGTTCATTTAGTTCTTCGAGTTCTTCATCTTGTAGCCAGTTGATAAAAATTCCCCCTTTTATACTCCTGCAACATTAGAAGCTAACATATCTGCATGATGCGTCCATAACACGTTCGGATATTTACGAATAGCCCGAGTGTAATAATTCCACTCTTCCTTATCCGTAAATGCTCCCATGTGGTAACGAATACACAGCACTTCTTCCTCTGTAAGCTGCATAAGTGTTGACAAGATCATAACCGACTTATCGCCATGCCCCTTTATTAATAAGTCATCGTTATAATCCCAACCAAATGGCTTTTCGGGATTTACTTTATAAGCGTCCATTTTGCATAAATCATGGAACATACCGACAATATAAGGACTTTCGGGCCGAGTCCATGCGAGTCTGTTTCGCAAGGAGAGATCAACGAGTTCATCCATGGTTTGCAATGAGTGGTCGAATAATCCACCCTCGTAATTTCCGTGATACTTTTTTGACGCAGGAGAGATAAAAAAACCGTTATTTTTCAGGGAAATCATTATTCCAAGTGAATTGCGTACTATCCCCGACATTGCCGAAGTAAACTCCTGTTCCCTAACCTCTGACGTCTTATCCATGTCCTTCCTCCTTAAAATATCCGATTAATAACTTCAAACAGGTAATTATTGTCAACCTTGAACTCATGTTCTCCTTCGGTTTTTTTCTTTATGGCATCTATTGCCATTGAAAAGTAAGCGCTGTCCACTCCGGTTAGCTGTTCCTCTAAAATATTTACATCTAGTAAATCCATGATATTGAGCTGCAACGCCATCTTCAGGAATTGACCTGCATTTATCGACCAACCCCTCTGAATAAACTTCCTAGTTCGCATTATTGATGCTAACGGGTACTTACTGCCCTGATAAATTAACTCCTTAGTCAACATAGCCTCTAGCGCTTTAGCGGGAAGAACAAGGTTTCCGTTCTTCGATTCCCAATAGCAAGTGGCATGGACAAAATCATAGTTGCTGTGAATTTCCTCTGCTTCGCCATAGAAACGAATGATTAGCTGGACTTTATTTGTTAAGGTGATTGCGTTTGATGATAGGAAAATCGGTCTGTATTCGGGTTTTTCGTCCGCTTTAACCTTTTGTAATTCCTTTAGGCTTAAATCCTCTAGCCCGTTATCGTCAAACTCAGTAGTTGGCTCAACTGAATTTGTTCCATCCTCATCCTGAATATCATCGTCTTCTGCGATTCCAACGCTTTTGATAAATACTCTCACCCTACCATTTTCCATAGTCTGAACCTCAACCGATTTTCCGGTTAGTTGGTTGAATTGTTTGGCGAAATAATGAGCAACCTTTTCACAAGTGTTCTTATCGGTGAAGTAATAATCGAAATCATTAACTTCTTCACCGAGTAACATAGAAACGATCGAACCGCCTGTTATAATGGAGTTTTTATCAACCAGCTTACGTACTTCCTCATCTTGGATAGTGGCAATAAAGTCCTTGTGCTTTTTAGTTAGAACCGCCTTGGTTGTCTTAGCTTTCATTCTTTAATTACCGCCCTTCATTTCCATTAAACAGAAGATTCACATGGCCCACGTAGTTCTAAAGCATTACCCAATATGGTAGAATAGTTTTGAGTAGTAATTTTTCCATCCGGGGCCTCTGTTAGCGCAGGAGTCCCCTCTTTTTGCCCAATCGTCTTCTTAATCACTAAATTAATCAGCGTTTCTCCATCCACGTCTATCGAAAAATACTCCGAAATAACTCCATCCTCTACGCTAATCCCTGCCTTGCCACGGTATTCCATCTCAGGAAATATTGCATTCAGTAAGACATCTATCTCGTCCCAATCTGCATTGACCTTGGATATTATCGTGACGCGTCTCAGTGCGTTGGAGTGACCATCGATGGCCCAATGTTCGATGAGTGGGCTGTCTCCCAAGTCTTGGATGGCAGAGAGTTCATCTTTGGTTAATTTTCTCATGGTGATTGCTCCTTTCTATGTCTGCTATAGCTTGGAGTATTGGGTAATATTGTTGCGGTGGAACTGAATTTCCTATACATTTAAATCGCTCCATCCTATGGGGTATCCCATGAGCCACTCTCCGAATTCTGGTTTGGCGTGGCCAAATTCTCCCTTTGTAAAGCGCTCCATCAAAACCATGTGAGGCCATTTTGATTGATGATTTTTCATCTGCCTTTGAAGTGTCTCGATGCTCTTGAAGCATTCCTTGTGATCTACGGTCGTTGGCGTGGGCCACAATAAATAACCTAGATCTTTGATGAAAGGCTCCGACTGCGTTAGCCCCGTAAGTAGCCCATCCGACAGAGTACCCCAACTCGGACAAATCTCTGAGAATTCCTCTAAAGAATTGTCCAAACTCGCTTGTGAGTAGCCCTGGTACGTTTTCTCCCAAAACCCATCTTGGTGTAACTTCGCTAATAACACGCCGGTATTCAGGCCAGAGGTCACGCTCATCGTCAGACGCTTTACGTTTTCCTGCAACGCTATGCGGCTGGCAAGGGAATCCCCCCGATAGGAGTGTAATTTCCTTGATACCTCGTTCTCGAATAGACTCTCCTGTGACATCTCGAACATCCCTCCATCTTGGCACATCCGGCCAATGCTTTTCTAATACTTTGGTTGGATAATCTGCAAACTCGCATTGACCAACTGACTCAAATCCTGCCCATTCTGCCGCTAAATCAATTCCTCCGGTCAAATGCCTGAGAACAAACTAAAATGTGTTAGCTTTTTCTCTATTGGCATATAAGACCACCCCCTCTTGTTTTATACTGGTATTGGTGGTATATTAATTTATGGTATTCCACTAATTTAAGGAGTGATTATATTGTCAAACAAGTATACTTACACCGCTCCATACACCGAGGAACAACTATTTGACTTATACATAACTAAATCAATGTCTCAGGCTGAAATAGGGGAAATGTTTGGGTTTAGTCAACATAAGGTATGGCGCGACCTTAAGCGTATGGGCATCAATTCAAGGACAGCCGTCAAGCGTAATCAACTAGGAGAAAATAATTCATCTTGGAAAGGAGGAAGAACATTAGTTAATTACAAAACACCTGATGGTCATAAGTATCTTTCTGATAGAAATGTTACTAAGGGTTACTACATGGTCAGAGATCCTATCCATCCAAACGCTGGTAAAAACGGTTATGTCTTTGAGCATATTGCCACTTCGTTGAAGTATGTTGGTAGAGATAGGTTAGAGGCATCGGAATGCGTCCACCACATAAATTTTATTAAAACTGATAACCGACCTGAAAATCTCTGTGTAATCTCTAAGGAAAAGCATAGGGAGTATCACGGAAAACTGGAGAACGTCATCGGAGAGTTATTTGATAATGGAATAGTTGGTTTTGATTCCGAGCTGGGCTACTTTGTCAAGTAGTCCTTTTCTTTGCGCTAAATCTATGCCACCAATTCCCGAAAACAAACTAAAGTGTGTTAAGTTGCTCAATACCTATCCCCAACCTTCTTAGACTTCTCCGCCCAATTAACACAGTCAATCCTTGAGAACATCGGATTGAACGGCTCCCCAACTCTCCCCCTGCCAACATAATCCATCACTACAGCCTTCATCCTGCCCTCATCCTTATCCTCACCCCGAACCGTATTACCGCACCGCATTAGCTCTGTAAAATCAGCCTTATTTCGCTTAATGCGTTCCTCGATAACCTTCTTCCCCTGCTCGATTTTGTAGGCTTGGATTTCGCGATTAATCCAGCCTATTTTTGATGCTTGGTATCCGATAGCCTTGGCGAATCGTTCTAACATCTTGAACCCGCCTTCCTCTTCCGCTTATTCCTCACCCTCGCCACTTTTGGCACAATCGTCTGTCTAGAACATTCTCCCTGACAAAATGGAAACATTAAATTAGTGAACCATATCCCCTCTGTGCTAATCTCCCATACGCGAGAGCATTGGCAGACTGTCTTAATTTCTCCGTCTGGAAAGTTCATTGTGCGACCACATAGGCAGGTTTGAGTTGGTTGTGGTTGTACCATTTGGCATCCCTCCTTAGTTTTATTAAAGAGTAGAATCGCTACCAAGCAACTTCTCGATATTCAACCTCACCGCAAAGATAGCGGCTAATTCCTTCGCGAATTCTTCATCCTCCGCCTTGAGATTATCCATGATTGCTCCCATTTCTGATCGAACATCCTTCAGGACAGCTTCCTCTTCCCTTAGTCCGGTCAGTGTGTTTTGGAGTCCTGAGAGAAGATTAGTTTTTCGAGTCCTGGATTGTGTACCTTTTAATAAAACCTTCTCGATTGAACCACTTACCTTTTTAGCTGGTAATAAATTCATTTCCTTTTCCTCCTAAAATTTATTTAATCAGTTTAGATGTAAAAACTTTCACTTGACCATCAGTTAACTGCACCGACTTCAGAACATCCTTAAAGCTTGGAATGGACTTCGAGTTGATGCGTTGTTCCTCCTGATACTTCAACCTACGAGCTGTGTCTTTACGCAATAACTTCGCCCCTTTATGGTGATGCAATGTGATCACTCCTTAATATGCGTTTCTCCCGATCAAACTACGCATTTGAGCAAACAACTTCGCCATTGGATTACCTGAGCTACCGAGATGAGAGATAACCTTGTCCGTTGTCTCTCGCTTCTCCTTGCGCGTTTCCTTCTTGCCACCCCAAACGAACTTTTGCACAAAACGGGGTTGAACTGACTCGATGTACTCCCAATAGGATAGGCCACGTGATTTGGCTGCTTGACTGATTTGGTTGGATGGATTGTTAGATTTCAATTTGATTCCTCGCTTTCCCCATTTGTAATAACATCGCTCAAGTCGATCTGCTCTTTAGCTAATTGAATAGCAAGTTTATACACTCTTTCGTGCCTTGTTCCTGCGTGGGTATCGATAACAGATTTTTCAAAATCATCTATGCTCCCAAGGAAGCAGCCACAAACAACGTGAATATGGTTTGTCTTGACTCGAAAAAATGTTGTGAATCCATTTCGTGATCCGATAGCCCCGAGTTGAAATAGGTGGTTTACCTTAGACACCCGAGCATTGCCAGAAACCTGAGCATCGCCAAACACCCGAGCATTGCCAAACACCCGAGCATTGCCAGAAACCTGAGCATTGCCAAACACCCGAGCATTGCCAGAAACCTGAGCATCGCCAGACACCCGAGCATTGCCAAAAACCTGAGCATCGCCAGAAACCTGAGCATTGCCAAACACCCGAGCATTGCCAGAAACCTGAGCATCGCCAGACACCCGAGCATTGCCAAAAACCTGAGCATCGCCAGACACCCAAGCATCGCCAGACACCCAAGCATCGCCAGACTGATCAACATTTTCTTCCTTCTCGACATATCCACCTAGTTCTCCAAGTTCCACGTTGCCGAATTTGATGAGGGCCTTAATCCTAAAAAGTTTTCTGCCTAAAAAGGTCACGAACTCACTTGTTAATTCAAATTTCTTTTGCATTTAATTCACTTTCTTTCATTTAATTTAGACCTGTACCCTACTTTGCTAACTTCTTAGATTTGGCATCAACCGCCGCCCAGTAGCCAAGCCCTCCCTTGTTCTCGCGTAATCTACGCTCTATTGCTTTTAATTCCTCAGCCTTAGTCATTGACGCTAGTGATTTACTCATTCAAATTCCTTCTTTCTCTTAATTAATACCTCGTTAAAATCCCATGACTAATCTCTGCCACTCGGATAACATCCGATAGACTTGTCCTACGCTTAAAACTAATGTTGTTGACCATAATGTCAGTCGTGGTTAGGTCCATGAGGTGTGCGAATTGGGTTGTGGTTAGCGGACCTGTACGAGATTCGAGGATTGTTCTGAGCATTGGGCTGATCCTCCCTTGAATTTATTAATAAAGTAGACCATCCCTTTTCCTGTAACTTTTGTGGTCGTCGTAGCCCTAACGCTTCCGTCTGGATTATTGATAGTTCGCTTTTTGATCTCGAACAGTCCAAGTTCCATACTGTATTGAGTTGGTTGGTTGAAACTCTCACCTTTCTTTTTGATGAGGTATCCTTCTTCGCGAAGTTTTTCAAACAAACGATTCTGCCCAACTTCAATTCCGTTTTGCCTGAGTATTTTAGCAAGTTCACCGATGAGGATCGTGTTATTCGATACTTCCAGGGCTTCAGCAAAGATAACCTTCGGACGTTGGGCTTCAAGTTGAAGGGTAAGTGATTTGGTTTGCTCTGCCTCAATAATCCACGCCTTTGCTCTTTCTATTGGGTCTTCAATCATGTAGGAGTCGTTTGCACGTAATAGTTTTACTGCGTAATAATCGTCAACCAGCATTTCGTATGCTTCCCACGCTTTGTCAGTGTTCAAGGATTTTGCATGAAGCCACGCTCCTTTTTCGGGCCATAGATAGAGCTTGTTAATATTCGGCGGCAAATCAATTTGATTTTTTGCCCTAAAATCCTTTAGTGCTGCGCCTTCGAGTAAAATATAATGCTTTCCTTCGGTATACCGTTCTTTGTTGCGATTAAAGTTGTTTACTATAAGTTGAGCGTCAGACTCGTATGATTCCGCTAATTGAGACGTGGTTAGAATTCTTTGTCCTTGATATTCGATTGGAATTAAATTACTCATGCCTGTCCTCCCCATTCGCTACACTACCCTCGATACTGAGTTGCAAAAACTCCAAGTCTCGCACCTGCTTTTTCAGCGACGAAATCTTTTCGCCGATCATCGAATTAATAAGAAATGCTGAACTTGCCTTATGTGTCAACGAGTTATTATTAAATGTCTGATGAACATACTGGCGACTAACCCCGTACCTTTCGGCAACATCGCCGCCATTAAAACCCGTCAGTCGTTTGAACTCATCCACTAGTGTTTTCTCCGTTGTCTTCACCTCCTTGACGAAACGATTCCAAAACATTCATTTTCTAATACTTTTTTGCAAATTTGTAATAAATTAATTGAAAAACCTCTTGTAAAGCTAGTTCAAATGATGTATATTAGACACAGTTAAACAAGAGCGTAGCAAACAAGCCCCTTGGGTTACGGTAGTGTTTAATGCAGGTACTTCAATACCTGAATCGTTCGTTGGGACGGACAAATTATTTAGAGCTTAGGCTCACTAGGCATATTCTCGTTCTCACAATGTTGGTAGCATTGTTAGGATGGGAATGTGCCAAACTGGTAAACAAATCTGAATGCGATCAATCTTCCTCTTTTTGCCTGGTAAGCATTAAGGGGATGATTGTGGTTGAAAAGATTTACGAAAGTAAGAATAAAATAATGCGCTAGGCTTGATATCCTAGCTTCATTGGCTAACACTTGATACTCGTTAGGTCATCCTTGTCCATTGGTCTGAAGTCTCCGAAGTATTTGATCTCAGCTTCCTTTCGGACAGCTATGGCATCTTCGATATTTCTAAATGTTCCCAAATATTTATTCTTCCCCCCTGTCCCTATCATAACCACCCATTTTCCTTGATTTTTAATAACTCCCGTTGTTCCTGATGTGTTATTAGAATGGGTACTCCTGTTTCTATAGTTTTCAGTAGGTGTACAAATTCTTAAATTGCTTCTCCGGTTATCCAATGCGTTTCGGTTTATGTGGTCTATCTGCATACCGACAGGGGCATCAATTAGCCACCCTTGGAGTCCTTTTTTACCTCCAGTAACGCGTACTCGGCGATATGGGTGCTTATACGCCCTCCATGAAGCCGTAAGCTCCATAACTCGTGGCAAGTCATCCGTATCAATGATTGCTTCATAGCTAACATCATCACACGTCTTTAGGAATACAACCGTGATATCTCCTGCAATAACAAAACAGTTTTTCATTATTCCTCCTTAAACAAATCTGCCATACTGCATCCGAGGACCTTAGCCAACTTACCCAAGAACTTAACAGTTGGCATCTTCTTTCCTCTGATCGTGTCGCTAATTGGAGGGTTAGACACTCCTGCTAGTCTTGCTAACTCAAACTGCTTCAGGCCCCTTTGATCCATATACTTCTTTACGTTCTTTCCGACCACAGAAGTCTCTAATGTTTGCATTTTTATAATTCACCACCTATCTATTCTCTATTAGCGAACGTCCTGTTAAAAAATATGGGACGTTCGCTTGTCCATAGTTATATTATATTCGCTAATGGATAATTAGTCAACAGATATTCTACTATAGATAAAGATTATTTATGACGTTTTGTTTAAGGAAATTTATTGGGCATACTACTACTGTAATAATTGATAAGGAGGTGATTAAAATAAACATCGGGGAAAAGGTTAGGTATTTACGAGAGATACGCGGATACTCACTGACCAAGCTTTCTGAGTTAAGCGATGTCTCGCTTCCTTATTTAAGCGAAATTGAGAACCACAAGAAGACTCCCTCGAATAAAGCGTTAACAAAAATAGCCAAAACCCTCAATGCCAACACGTGGTTCTTTATGGATGACAATGCGTTAAGCTTTGAGGAGATGATAAAGCTATCAGATTATGAACCGCCGGAGGATATTGTTGAATTCTTCGCTACGCGCGAAAGTCTACCTTACGCTATACTTGCCCGCGAATTTCATGATGAAAAAATAGACCCAATTTTCCTCCGCGAACTCCTAGAGTCAATCAAGAAAATGAAATCTAAATAGCATATATTTATTACGAATATACTGATTCCTCAGTCGGAATATAAGGTATATTCTATTTTTTTTGAGTATTAATAGATAAAATGTAATATCAAATCAGAATTATTGTTTCGATGACCCCCTAAAAGAATTTAGTTATATTGTATCATAATGGTAATAGTGGTAATTATTCTGACAAGAAAGGAAGTTTTGCTGTGTGGTAGTTGCAAAGGATTTGGGGGGATACTTTCATTATGTGGTAGTTGATAAGGATTTAGTTCTGGTTGATCCATCGTACATGCAGGAGTATTTAGAAAAGCATCAGGTCGAGAAATTACCGTTCCGCAAGAGAAGGCCTATGTTGTGTATTGCCCTTAAAGCATTGGTCTGTGTTTATGTCGTTGGCGTAGTGATTCACATTATTCTTTGAAATTTGAAGGATTGAAAGGTTAACCTGTCGAATTAGGCATAAGGGAAACCCCCTGAGACTCCACCGCCAAAGTGATTCTCAAGGGGCTTACTAGACAGGGGTAACCTGTGCTTTATGTTGTGATTACATTATAAGGCATAAGGTCAACCCTTGTCTATCCTAAATGGATTTGATTGGGGTTTTTTATTGTGCAAAAAGATATTCCTAAAATGTCATCCGAGTACAAGTCTGATTTACTCATACATGACGGGCACCTGGTCGTCATTCAGGAGAGGCTAGTTAAGGTTCTAGGACTCGATAAAGCCGTGTTCGTACAAAAGCTACACTATTGGCTCAACACTGAATCGGGGGTCGTTATAGACCGCAGGAGATGGGTGTATAACACCTATGAACAATGGCGCAAACAATCTCCCTGGTGGTCAGCCATGACAATAAGGAGAATGGTTAAGGACCTTGAGGGGTTAGGGGTAGTTGTTAGCGTTGAATTAAACGGAGATAAGGGAGATCATACCAAGTGGTACACCATTGATTATGGCAAGTTAAACAAGTTATGGGAAGACTATTTAGAGAAGAATAGTGAGCATTTATAGGGGTTGCAGGACTTATCCACAGGTGATAGTGGTCGTCTGATCAAAATGAACAGACGGTGCCTGATCAAAATGAACAGACGCGTCTGATCAAAATGAACAGATCTACTAATACATAAATAACTACGCATAAATAACTTATACATATTATCTTAACAATGAGTTATCCACAGGGGAGATGAAATATTATGTATTTAACGCTAAAGCAGATAGCAGAGAGAGCTGGAATTGGAGCCAGCCTTGCCGCCTTCTACCGTGATCGATTTGGAGAATATCTAAAAGTATCGGGTGAAGGACGGAATCGTAAGTACGATGAGTCAAATATCGAACTATTTATGCTTGTCGCTCGACATTACAAAGAAGGTTTAGACTACGACCAAATAAAGCAGAACCTTGATAATAAGTATGGATACTCCGTGCCGAATTCAACTGAATTAGCAGGGAACAGTAATACAAAAGTAGCCCAACAAGAAGATTTAGCGCATACTATCCGTCACGTCCTCCTCGAAGAACTTACTAAGCAGAATAGAATTATCCTCCAACTACAAGAGGAACTCGATGATATGAGGGCAGAGTTTAATGAAGGGTTTGCAGGGGTCAATAAGAAGGTCGAGGATGGACATAGGGACGTAGAGAGTAGGGACATTGAGGTATTACAACGACTCAATGATATTAAAGTGATACAACAACAACGCAATAAGCCGCTATGGAGGAGGATATTCAACCGGACATGATATGTCTGGTTTCTTTTTTGCATAAATTTAACAGGAATAACGGACAAATAGTAAGGAGTATTGATAATCATTAAACGTTTATTGAGACGTTGAAGGGATGGTGTTAAACGTTGAATGAAGAAAGATAACAATTTTGCAAAGGAAATAAAGGAAAGCGTTATGCGAGCCATTTATCGTGGTCCATCGGAAGAGATCCCTTCGTTGGTGTGGGATTGTATAGAAATTCTCTATCAGAAAGCCCCCATGAAACCCTTCATATTCAAGCGCACCCTACTTTCCCCAAAAGAAAAACAAGGCATGAATCCGAGTCTTCCCAATAAACTCAATCCTCAAGAAATAGTCCGTTGGGTAATACACAAGCCGAAACTAAAGCAAACATGGTTGTTGGTTGTTTATCTGCCACCAGGATGTAGTTATGAGGAATTTATCAGCAAGAAACATTACTTTTCTAGTGCCGTAGGAGGTTCTTGTCAGATAGAACGCAATGGCGAAGCGATTTATATGACCATCTCAAATATTCACCTATCCAGTAAGTACACCTATGAATTTGATCCGCGACCATACTTAAAAAAGATGGCGATCCCCATCTATCTTGGAAAAACGGCCAATGGGATCATCGTTGAAGACTTTACCAAGATAGTATCCCTGTTCGTTGCAGGATTAAGGGATACGGGCAAAACAGTCACATTCCATCAAGCTATCTATACTTGCCTAAACATCGATCGGATCATGAAAGGAAACTACATCCAAGTCGCTATAATTGACCCAAAACTTAAAGAGCTTCAATACTTCGAGGATTATGGAGCGGTATGGACGCATGAACCGGAGGAGTCCATTCAATTGCTCAAATTAATCCAAGAAGCAAATAAGCAACGAAAGAACATCATCGGAACCAAGGCTAATAATATCATTGAGTACAATTCGGTAGCCAATGACCCCATACCCTATATTATGCTGTTTGTGGATGAGGTTGACATGGTTGGTTCGGACAATGATTGCGCCAAAATACTCATAGAATCTGTGCAGAAATATCGTTCGCAGGGGATATATTTAATCGCATCGACACAAAGGCCGGATGCCACATCTTTTGGTAAAGGAAACTCATTTTCAAAGTTCAAGTCTCAATTTGAAGCAAGAATGTGTTACCGGATGACCGATGAGCTTAATAGTCGTATGGTTATCGAAACCGGAAGCGCAGCGCATTTGCCAAAGATACCAGGCAGGGCAATTTATAAATACGACAGGGAGGTTGAAATCCAAGCACCTTATTTTCCTAGTAGAATCAAGGATGAAGAGCAATTCCACCAACTAATGTCCCAACTCCCACAAATACCCCTACCATATCACGACATAGAAGGAGAGGTATATAATCATGAACCAAACTACCCACGTCCAAGGCAGAGTACGCGATCAACGAGTCCTAGCGCATCTAAGAGCTTGCAGCGTCTTGTCTCAGGAGCAAATCCATTTGCTTGAATTTTGGAATGTCAGCCGAGAAATGTCTCATCGCTGTACAAAAAGATTGGAAAGGGATAAGCTGATCCGCAGAATCAGGATATCGTGGAGCGATATGCCTGACTGGTTCTATCTTTATGACGAGAAAAGGCCGGACCAAATTCAGCACAGACTAGGAAAGTCTTGGATTTATGTCGCCTGGCACATGAAAGTATTAGACTCTTATGGTATCCAATCTCTCAACTATTTCAAGTCAGAGAATAGGAAGTTTTATGAGCAAGACAAATCATTTCCCATCCCGGACTGCTATGGAGTTATTAATCACAAGGTATATGGTGACATCTTTAGTTTTGGGGAGTTCCAGGTAAATGAATCTAGTAACTCATGGAATAAGAACTATCGAGCATTATTTGATACTCTCGCGTCAGACCAATACCTCTCCTTAATTGTAGTCACAACCGGATCATATGACGCGATTAAAGAGCAGGTATACAAGGAATTTTCAGGCACCAAGAATGTCAGGCTAGAATTTTACACCATCGATAAATTAAGGGATTTATGTTGGAGAATCGTACTCATCAAAAGGGAGGAAGTAAGAAGAAAGGAGTTGACGGAATGAATCCTGCTGAAATAGCCCTCAAAAACATGCACCTAGTTTTGAAGATCGCAGCCGCATTATTTGTGTTCGGAATCGGGCTGGATATCTTTGGCTATAGTCGCTTTAAAATATACGTCAACATATTTGCTATAGCAGCACTCGCAGTAATGGTTATAAGTGCTTTGTCTGGATTCATGGGAGCCGCCGAATCGGTAAGCAATGGAACATGGCCCAAATGATTGCCGACTTAATTAGACTATCAGCCCTTTACGTTTTAGTCAGAGTATTTGTTGAAATAGCTATGCCAAACTCAAGGCTAATTGTTAAGTATCTTTTCTGGTCAGGTGTAGCACTTACAATAGTTACCGCCATAGGCCCACAAATTAAACAAGTGACCACAGACTTGCATGAGGTAGCGATTACCTACACTAGAGGAAGGGAGTCCTTAGATGGTGTACTAGGAGTTGATCAAGGGCAGAAGATGGGAGTCGGATACCAAGGACCATGGGAAAGAATGACAGGCAGCGCAAAGTTTGATTGGCCCCTAAAAGGTAAGGTTACACAGGAATTCAAAGGCGAGGATCACCACGGTATAGACATTGCCGGAAGAGTTGGGGATAAAATCAAAACTAGTAGACCAGGCAAGGTTAAAAAGATTATTCAAGATGATCCCATTTACGGCCTATATGTTATCGTTGACCACGGCAACGGATACGAAACGATTTATGCTCATTGCTCAAAGATTGTGGTTACGGAGGGGGAAACGGTGTTTAGTAGTGATAAGATTGCAGAAGTAGGCAACACGGGAACTAATTCCACAGGACCACATTTACACTTAGAGCTTAGAGTTAATGGGAAAGCAATTAATCCTGCTGAATATTTTAAATAGGGAGGGATGTTATGCTATGAAATACATGACATTATTTAAGCCAAAAGAGTATTTACCTATTGATATAAGCATGTCTGAATTAATTTATTTCATCGAAAAGCAAACTGGAATAAGCCCCATTATTATAGCTACTGTTCTGGATGCAGAGGATATTTACTTAAGAGAGAAGGGTGTGATTATAGATTGAATAAGCCAACTGCTGTTTCGATTAATTATTCTAAATTCACTAGCATTATCAGCGATGCTGTACCGGGACGCGAAGTTGACTATCTGCTATATGAAATTAATAATAGAATTGGATTCATTAGGCTCAATCAAATTGATAACCGGTATGTTCAGCGAATGATTAACGACATTGAGGCCATCATTGAGACTCTTGAGTTTTTTCTAAAAAGGAGTGAATTGGATGACTAAAAGCATTATCATCCTCTGTAAATCCTCAATCCGCAGAACTCTCGTCTTATCCCTTATAATGATCTTGGTCGGCTTATCCCTTATAAACCCCTTCAAAGCTCAAGCAACAACCCCACAGGCCTACCTCAAGCCATCTGCGTTCATCTTCTACCTGTATCCACACATCAACGGAATGTTTTGGCTAGAATCAAGTCCAAAGTCGGGCTATGCGACATTAGAAGAATGGAGTAGTGTGCTACCGGATGGCGAAATGATCGTTGCGGCTAAACCGGATATACAATTGGCAAGCCTTGGAGGACTGGACAGGATTGGTAAGTATGTTCAAGGAAAACTAATGGGAAGGTCATACAACGGAAGATACGATAAGGATATTTTCAAGTATCGTCGGACGGTAACGGCAGAAGGGGTTACAGATGAGGTTGAGGTTGAAATTGGAAAGCATTTTAAGGATAATGATAATCTTGAGAAGTTGATTGGCAATGTCAGGAAGCATCTAACGACTGACGCAGGGGAGACTAAGGACATAAAGGATATTGTGGTTGCGCCTGAACCGACTAAGGATACAAAGGAAAGCCAGGCTGCCAAAATACAAATACTTGGAGGAGCTTCGTTATTAACAGGTCTATATATGTTCGGGAAGATCCTGATCCTCTGTCTTTAAAATAAAACCTCCGTCATTAATTTGATGGAGGTTTTTGTATATTCTCAATAAATCAGGGTAATATAACTTCAGGCAAACAAGAAGGAGTAAAAGAATGAGGAAATTAATCTTAGTTTTAGTTCTCGTAGCGTTGGCATATACAAACCCACCTAAGGGTAACTATATCGAATATACAAAGCATAGGATAACCGGGCACACTACGTCCGGCCTGGTTTCATTCTTTGCCGATCCGCTAATTGATAGGACAACGACTGAGCATAATTTATTGTTCGCTACTATTTATCGGACTAAGTTTGGGGATGGCGAAGTTACTACGTTAGGCATAATGAATCAGTTTATTCCCCTAAAATAGAGAATACCATCCGAATTGGATGGTATTTGTTTGTGCTATTTATTCAGTGGATGTGTTTCCAGTTTGGGATTCACTCATAAACCTCAACGAGCTTGTAACTAGTTTTCGCAAATATGGTATATCCTCTAGTGTAATATCTATATGACCCCAAAGCATAGAAACAACTCTTGGCATAATAACCAATGCTGTTATGCTTAGGTATTTTAGTTCGCCACTAGAAAAATATTTCTCAAGATCATCCAGTGTTCCATAAGTGCCATGAACTCCGCTTGTTGATAGCACGCACCAATTTAAATCGTTAGCATCCCCATCAGGGAATATTTTCTTCAAATGATTAATTCCTTCGAGACAATGGTTTTTATAGTAATTACTCATCTTTATTCACATCCTACAATATTACTTAACCCTAAAATGGCAACTTCACGAACCACCAATCATCCATATACCATTCCCTATCTCCCCTAAACGGAAATGCTATCACTATGTTTATTTTCACTTTTCTCTTACCGCACATTTGCCTGCCTATGCCGATGGATATTTTGCGAAGTCTCATTCTTTCACCTACAGTATTGATCTCAATAAATTATTCAACCTAGCCCTATACTCATGGAGATGCTCTTTTTCTTTTACCGTAATACCTCTCCCTTTGACTAGATTACGAGTTCCGTACTCGAAGTTTCCACCTCTGTATTCTCCCTCTAGGTCATTAAGGACCTCGTTGAATATCTTGCATATTTCCATGTGATTTTCTTTATCCATCCCTACTTCTTCCTCCTTCGCTTAGTTCCTTAATAATCAATACCCATCAAATTCAGGCAAACTATCATATTCCTCTTGTGTCATTTCTTCAGCCTGTATCATATATGGGCCAAAAGAAACAATTGCGGTAGCATCGTTAATATCTCCTACTATGGGCAATGATTCTAGGGATTTCT